TTAACCCGAAAGAGACTAGAGCAGGTGTCGACTTTGGTTTTACTAATCCAATGGCTGTGCTTAACATTAAAGTAGACTTTGACAATCGGTTCTGGATAGTGAGTGAATACTACGAAACAGGTAAGACAACTGAAGAACTCATAGAATATTTGAATGTACAACCAATCAATAAGCTTTATCCTGACCCAGAAAATCCTGAGGCTATATCTAAATTGAGGAAGGCTAAGCTTCCCGTACGTGATGTTATCAAGGGACCGAATAGTGTTCAGAATGGTATCGACACTATCACTGAACTGTTCAAGACAAATAAGATTATGGTCCACACATCATGTCTGAACTTCATTACAGAAATTGAAACATACGCGTACCCTGAACGAAAGCCAAACAGAAATGAGAACGAAAATCCAATCAAAGAGAACGACCACTTGATGGATGCACTACGTATGGCATTGACAATGTACTCACCTAAAAAAGAAGTCCAACATTATCGTCCTCAGTATGTAAATCCTAACCAATTACCTGTCGCAGCAAGAGTTGCTAAGCATTATCGACCTAGTCATTTGTAGATGTCCTTTGACTTTCATTTATGATATAATGGGTCAGTTGCTGTTCCCACATGCAGCAACACATGTAAAACATATAGCAGCAGATTTCTTGATTTTTCTGCACACTCATATTTTATTTTGTTAATTGATAATTCTTCCCCTCACTATTGTAGTCTGCATATTCTACTAATAGCAACAGTCTCAACGAATCGACCCGTTGGGATTTTGTTGTTTTAAGACATCCATATGGTATAATGGCAATATGAAGAAGCCAGAACATACTGTACGTGCTATTAAAGCCGCGATAACTCGTAAAAAAGGCAAGCGCGAACCAGGCGATATGATTCAATGGGCCAGAGGGGAGTGGGCTCAAGGAAAAGTATCGAAGAAAAGATTATTAGCTTACAAGGGTTTAATTTAATATAAAAAATATATGGCATCAGGCGTCAACAGACTCATCAACTCTAAAGCAGGCGGCAACAACTTCAAAGCATATGCTGCAGGTGTAAAGAACGGAAATGCAGTTGCAGCAAAGATGGTTGGAAAGAAAAAAGGTAAGAAAAAATAAATGTCAGTTATTAGTCACACATTAGACAGCAATAACGAAGTACGTGCTCAGCTATTAAAAGTCAGGAAAGACAAAGATAATAAAGTTCTTGATGAAAAAGCTGAATATACTGCCACAGCAGACGAAAAGGCTGCTCTTGGTATGATTCTTCGTGACTTTACAAAAGGCTATGTCAATCTCCACACACCACGTGTAGAGTTTAATGACATGTCTGTTGTTGACCGTTATCAATACGATATGATGGCATTTAATAGCTATCAATCAAACAACGGTGAGCCATATGCTAATGATTCATTATCTGGTTGGCGTTCAAGAGCAATGCGACCAGTTGTTCGGAATAAGTGTATCTCTATTGCAGCTCATGCTACAACTCGACTCATCTTCCCTAAGGTATTCGCATTTGATGAGAACTCAGATATTCAGACCGATTGTCAAAGTCTACTTTAATGTTAAGCACAGCCATTGGATTAGTAAAACCAAAGTCGACACCTGCTATAGTCTCTTTCGGGTTGATGATGAGGTTCATGTCTGTAAAGAGATGCTTGTTCCTGTCAAACTCTTTGTAGACCAACCCTTCAGTCTTTCTAAAGTCAGCCAAGTATTCTTGAGCAAATCGGTCTTCAGTTAATTCAAGCTTTGCTTTATCAATTTCAGATTGAGGCAGGTGAGGGTTGTCATAACTAGTAAAATGAAATGACTTATAGTCAGGGTCTTTGAGTTCCATACAATACAAGTCATAGAAGTGGTTGAATCCATTTGGCGTTGAGATAAATGTAGCTCCTCCAGCCAAGTCAGTCAACGTCGGACGTAGAATTTCTTGCCAAGCTTTCCAGAAGTTCTTATACTTGGCTACTTCATCAAGGAAGATATGATTGTTCTTGACACCAACTCCTTTACCACGTTCTTGTACAGCTTCCCAACCATATAGAACCATTAATGATGTACCACCAAAACGATTTCTGACTGTGATTTCTAATCTACTCTCATTAACATCGATTGCAATAGGCTCACTTACCTTTTTAAGCATACCCCACATAATGTCACGAGCATCATCACGAGTAGGAGCATAATACGGCACACGTGCATTATCGTATGCAACAGCAATAGCAGTCATCTCCCAAGAGACCAATGTTGACTTACCGAATCGTCGTCCGGCATCAACAACTCTAAACCTGTGGCTGTCCTGTGCTATCTGACTTTGCGCTGGTGTCAGCTGCATCTGCAGTTGGGGTTGTTGCATTTGATGTTAGTTTATGCTTCGTTAATAATTCCATCGGCATGAAAATGACTTTCTCACCTTTTGATGTCAAGTCTACATCAGTCGAAGGATTGCCATCTGACATTTTCCAAATGATTTCTTTTGGTATGCCATCAAGAAATGCATCACGTTCCTCGTCAGTCATTCGTTCAAGCCAACCACGAACATACTCCTTCATGGTCTTTCCTTTCGGTCTACCTTTCGGGTTGCCTGATTGACCTTTTTTCCATAAACTAGGATTATTCTTATAAAGTTTCTTAGGCTTTTCTATTGGTTTCGTGTTTTCGATTTGATTATCAAGTGTATCAGTCATTTGCTACAATCATACCACACAACGGCCAAAACAGTAAAATATTCAATGTGATTAAAATTAATACGGCTGACTAATTATGATTGTTGCAATGTTCCACGCTAATAGCTGAATGTCTTCGTTTGATAGACCTAATTCATTAGTTGTGTTGTCAAACATAACCTGCTGATGAACCTTATTGAACAATGAGCTAAATCTGTTCTTATTGATAGAGTCTAATTCCTTCTTATCTATTCTTGGATATTTGTGCATTTGTTTTATTAGTTAGTAAATCTAGAATTTGCTTTACAGCTTTGTCTCTCATCTTAGCCATACCTTCTGTGACTCTGCCTTCCATCGTAGCTGTCATGAAGCACGCACTTGTCAATGCCCATAGTAGGCTTTCTATCTTATCCAGCTTGTGTTTTGAAATTGTGACTTTACTCATTGTATTGTAGCGGACAGCGGACTCGAACCTGCGACATTCCCGCTTGGGCTTGCTCTAACCAACTGAGCTACGTCAGTAACCTTATGAGTGGAATTGAACCACCGACCTCGCCCCCATCTGCACACAACGTTGATAAACGACCTCTCAAACTCTGACTAGATTATACAACATTTTAAGCATAAATGACACCATCAAGTTCTATCAAAATACGTTCGAGATGCTCAGGTTGAACACGTCGATAAGTGACTGTTTTATGAGGACCTTGGCATACTATTGTGTTTGTCGTAAAATAAATATTCAGTCGATAATTATCTAAAGTAAATGAATGCGAGTATGAATTGCCTGACTGAATCTTCTTCCATCCATAGCCTGATGTGATTAGCTTAATATCTATATCCATATTATTTGCTTTTAGTTAGTTGTGCTTTTAATGATTGTAGGTGGGTGATTTGGTCTGTATTTGCTTTCATAAATCCAGCCTCACAGAATGGTACGAAATTCTCTAAGACACCCTTCACTTTTGTTTCGTGTTTTAATTTGCTTAACCTCTCAACCTCACTATCAATAAACTTAACGAGTGTGTGTTCGGCATATTCTTTTAGAGCCATCACTACTTCTTTTTCTGCATATATTGATAAATCAATAGGATAAACTAAGTCTGCAATTTTAGCCTCATCGTGGATTATGTTGTGTGTCATATAGTTATTGTTTAAGAATTTTGATAACGTCATCAATGACCGAGTTAATATAAACTGACGCTTCTTCGTTAAATTGTTTTCTTTTCTTTCTTTCTATTTCGTCACCTACTCCTTCAAAATGTAAGTGCCAATACTTTTTCATATTCTCCACCTCCTTAATCTTCTCCTCTTGTGCGAGGGTGATTATTTGGTCTATGAAAGCAAGCACATATTCTGGTTTCGCAATACTTTTTGTGCCGTCGTGGTGTTTAACGAACAACATTTTAGGGCTGTCGTTTGGGTCGTTGTTTCCCTCAAAAGAAAAACCTTTGTTGAATTTCTCCTCTGCAATTTCTCTTACGTTTAATTGTGGTTGTGTCATTGTTTATATAATTTATTAGTAGCTTGTTTAGCCCATTTTAGAC